TAGAGGGAAGGGTAGCGGTGTTCGTAGTTGGTTAACCCACAAGGTCTTTCCAAACATGGACGACAGTAAGTACTACCGGGGCTTTATGAAGGTGTTCCAACACTCAAATAGAGAAATTCCACCCGATGCGCTTATTAATGGTCGCAGCCGACATCGCAGGCACCATCCGTACTGGAACCAAGTAACCGCCAAGGTTAGGTCACAGTTCGGAGGATGCATGCGTGACTCAGCTGCTAACCGCCGCTTAATCCAGGCGTATGCTCGTGATAAGATGCTCGAGCACAACGTACGACCTGGTGACATCGCTGACGCGATGCCGTATATCGTTCTTGCATGCACAACACCCTCACGCAATGAGGTAATTGTGCAGGGTATTAGGGAGAGCACTGCGTATAAACGTGTGCGCTCGCTTCTACCTAAGCAGGAGGAATGATATTCCCCATCTATAATACACGCTAGGTCATGTTCGCCTGACTACGAGCGTACTCCACTCCTGGATAACTTCAAAGCTGTGAAACGAGCACGGCAAAGAGGTAGAAAGGTTGCCCCAGAGTACGTCCGCCTACGTGTAAAAGGATGGGAAAAGCCGAAAATTCGGCGTGCATATTCATTAGTGCAAGGCTTTACGCCATCGGACTATGGTATATACAAAAGTGGAACATCCACTGTGCTTAAGGGAATATTGGAACGAATATTCTACATAAAGCGCAATGGTGCGTTTGAGCGCGCTCACAAACCGCTAGTACGCAATTTTAATTGTGCGTTGCGGGCGTTTACAGACAAGGTTTTTTCCTTTCTCCCCTACTTTGTTCCTTACACTCCAAGTGAGTTTGTAGGACGTTACGAAGGCGCGAAGAAACGAAATTACAAGTCTGCTATGCGCTTAGCTTTAATCCGGGGTCTACAATTTCCTCGTGATTCTATTGTGAGTACTTTCGACAAATTTGAGAAAATCGATTTTGCGAAAAAGCCAGATGCTTCACCACGTATTATAAATCCTCGATCGATGTGTTTTAATGCACTACTTGGAAGATATGTGTCACGCGCTGAAACACCTCTAAAGAAGGCCATTGATTTGGCTTTCGGATCCCTAACCGTGATGAAGGGCCTTAATGCATCACAGATTGGGAATAGTTTTTACAAATCTTGGAATAGATTTCGGAACCCAGTTGCTATTATGTTGGACGCTCGTCGCTTCGAC